CCACCAACAACTTCGCCGACCACATCATGTACTTCAACTTCCTTGGAAATAGTGGCGGCACCCAGATGGCCTACTCGGACGCCATCGACCTGGAGGCGTACAGCAGCGGGAGTCCACACAACTATCCGCCGCAGGCCGGTGACCCTGGGTACGTGGCAGGCCAGGACTGGTACGACATGCACATGTTGGGGACGTTCCCGAAGACAACGGTGAACACGGCCTGGTGTGAGGTCGGGGCCATCATCGACGGACCGGCGCCTGATAGCACCGACATCATCCGGTGCATCGAGATCGACGTCAAGTACGTGTACACGGCTGTGGCAGGCAAGCCACGGCACAAGATGCACTCGGGGCTCGGGTTCGGTCCTGGGTTTCGGTAGGAGGAGAGCATGCTGACTGCAGTGGATAGCCAGCTCCTGTGGCGCAACAATGTCGCGGCTAGTCCGACGACCTGGGCCGTTCTTGGGAATGGCGGCCACAACGTGTTCAAGAACGACAACACGCTGGTCAGTGATGCCAACGGCATCGACCCGACGTACATGTTGTCAATCGACAACCCGAACGGCGAGTACGATGTCTGCTTCTTGGAGTTCACCGGCAAGATGATTGCCGGCGCAGACGCGACTGCAGCTTCGACTTGCCGTGCTGAGATTTACGGCATACCGCACCGTGGTGTCAGTGCCGTGGACGACCTGACAACCTTCTCGGAACATCCACTGAAGCTGAACGGCGGGACCCTTACCAATCCGGTGCACGGAGATGCGCTAGGGTTCCACGTGTGGTCCGGCGGTACTCCTCCGTCGTTCGCCATGGCTGGAATGTCGACCGAGTGGAGCAAGTGGCCGCTGATCAACGGCACCGTGGCTGCCAACATGTGGTTTCATTTCTTGTTCCCCATCGGGTTCTTCGGTACGTACCACATTTCTGGCATGCGCAAGATATACGCGCACCTCAAGTCGGTGAACGGGTCGGACGTCACTGGCACGCCGTCCTTCATCGGTGCCTGGTGGGCGCACCTCTACAAGGAGATCATGCCGAGCCGATGAAGCTGCTGTGGGAGGAACAGGAGGAGGCGGTCGTGCCGGTGGTCGTTGATGGCCGGCACAAGATCGAGGCCGCATGGGCTCCGCAGCCCGGCAGCCAGGTGGCCTTCCTGTCCTGTCCAGTGTTCGAGGTGCTGTACGAAGGCACGCGGGGGCCTGGCAAGACCGACGCGCTGGAGATGGACTTCTTGCAGCATGTTGGGAAGGGCTACGGTCGTGAGTGGCACGGCATCCTGTTCCGGCGCACGTATCCAGAGTTGGCCGACGTCATCAGCAAGTCGCTGAAGTGGTTCCCGCGCATATTCCCCGACGCACAGTACAACCGCGGCAACCACGTGTGGACGTTCGCTGATGGTGAGGAGCTGGCGTTCCGGTACATGCGCACGGAGGACGACTACCCTGCGTACCATGGCCACAGCTATCCGTGGATTGGTTGGGACGAGTTGACGACGTGGCCAGATGACGCAGCCTATCGCAAGATGTTCAGCTGCAGCCGTAGTACGGTCCCTGGCATGCCGCGCAAGGTGCGTGCCACCACGAACCCGTCGGGGGTTGGGCACAACTGGGTGAAGGCGCGCTGGCGTCTGCCACTCGCCGGCAATCGCATCAGCGGGCCAGTCATCCGGGATGCCCTCGACCGAGACGGGAAACCCGAGCCCGAGCGTGTGGCCATCCGGGGCATGCTCGACGAGAACATCATCCTGATGAAGGCGGACCCGACCTACCGGCAGCGTATCAGCGCTTCGGCCAAGAGCGAGGCCGAGCGTGCTGCCTGGCTGGAGGATGACTGGGACATCGTGGCCGGTGGGATGTTCGACGACGTCTGGGACCCGCACGTGCATGTCGTGCCGAACTTGCCGCTGGACATGATCCCAGCAGGTTGGTACGTCGACAGGAGCTACGATCACGGGCAAAGCAGACCATTCAGCGTAGGCTGGTGGGCGCAGAGCAACGGTGAGCCCATCACGTACAACGGGTTCACCTATGGCACTGTGCGTGGTGACCTCTACCGCATCGCCGAGTGGTATGGTTGGAACGGTCAGCCCAACGAGGGCGTGAACATGTTCGGCACAGACATCGGCCGCGGCATCCGTGACCGGCAGCAGAACTGGGGCATGCGTCGCGTGAATGAGGGGCCGGCAGATAACCAGATATTCAGCCCGTACGACGGAGACAAGAGCGTGGCCGGCGACATGAAGGCGTTCGGCATCAGCTGGACGGACTGCGACAAGACAGCAGGCAGCCGTGTCCGAGGATGGCAGATTCTGCGCAAGATGCTCGGCAAGGCCAAGGAACAGCCGCGGGAGGAGCCGGGGCTGTTCATCATGGAGCGGTGCGAGCAGTTCCGGCGCACCATCCCGACGTTGCCACGAGACAAGCGCGACCCAGACGACGTCGACACAGAGGCAGAGGACCACGTGGCAGACGAGGTGCGGTACAGGCTGCTGCGCAAGATCCGGCGCCAGGTAACGGTGGCGCCTACGGAGGTGCACGCCAGTGGCAACGGCAGGCACTAGAGTGCGCAAGGCCAACGGCAGCCACAGCACGACGACTGCGGCGCAGGCCATCAAACCCACGAAGAAGATGGGGACGAGCGGCACGGCTGTCTGGGGAGGCGTTCCCCAGACGAAGGAGAAGGACGTCCAGCTCGTCGGCTCGAACAAGTGGAAAAACTTCAGCGAGATACTGGTCAACACGGCCATCGTGGGGGCCAGTGTCCGGTACTTCCAGCGGCTGCTCGCGCAGGCTGTGTGGACGACCGAGCCGGCGGACGACAGCCCAGAGGCCAAGGAGTACGCGGAGCTGGCGCTCGACATGTTGCACGACATGGAGACGCCGTGGTCGCGCGTCGTGCGCAGGACGGCCATGTACCTGTTCAACGGGTTTGGCGTCCAGGAGTGGACTGCCAAGCGCCGGCCAGATGGTCGCATTGGCCTCCTCGACATCGAGCCGCGGCCATGCCACACCATCGTCGAGTGGGATGTCGACGAGACGGGTGACGTGAAGGGTGTGGTGCAGGAGAGCCCGTGGACGTTCGAGTGGCTGTACCTGCCTCGGGGCAAACTGGTCTACGCTGTTGAGGACTCCATCACCGACAGCCCAGACGGTATCGGCCTGTTGCGGCATGTGTACCCGCACAGCAAGCAGCTCGCGGACTACGAACGTGCGGAGAAGCGGGGCTTCGAGACCGACCTGCGTGGTGTGCCGCTGGCTGCGGTGCCGTTGCGTGTTCTGGCTGAGATGAAGGAGAACGGCGACCTGCAGAAGGACGAGTACGACGCCATCCTGGCACAGGTGCGTGGCTGGATCGACAACCACATCCGGGGCGAGTCCACGGGGTTCATGTACGATAGCCAGCCCTACACGAGCCAGGATGCTGCTGCGACTCCAAGCGCGACGCCCATGTGGAACTTTGAGCTGTTGCAGGGTGACAACGGCCCGTTCACGGACGTGGCCAATGCTATCAGCCGGAAGCTGCACGACATCGCGCGGCTGTTCGGCACGGAGTTCCTGCTCTTGGGCGGGGACACCACGAGCGGTAGCTATGCGCAGGCCAAGGCCAAGATGGAGAACTTCTTCCTGATGGTCGACGGTGTGCTGATGGACCTGGCAAGCATCTACGAGCGCGACGTGTTCGGGCCTGTCTGGCGGTTGAACGGTTGGCCCGACGAGATGAAGCCGGACTTGAAGGTCGAGAAGGTGCGCTTCCAGTCCGTCGACGAGATCACCAAGGCGTTGGTGGACCTCTCCCAGGCTGGCTCCCCGCTCGACATCAACGACCCGGCGGAAGGTGCGGTGCGTGACCTCCTCGGATTGCCTCGTGCAGAGCGACTGGCTGCGGAGGAGGATGCAGCCCTGTACCCGAAGCCCTCGCGGCAGGGCGGTATGTACCAGCCGCCGCAGTACCCAGAACAGCCGCCACCGACGCCGGCGCCGGCACCTGTTACTCCACCGGCACAGCAGCCCAAGCCGGGAGCGCCAGGCGACGGGACGACGACGCAGGGAGGTGCAGCCTAGTGGCCATCACCGTCGGCATCGACACGTACGTGACTGAGGCAGAGGCCACCACGTACCTGACCCAGGCGCTCCACGCCGGTACGGCCTGGAGTGGCGCCAGCTCGGCCACGAGGGAGCAGGCACTGGTGACAGCGACCCGCATGCTAGAGCGCCAGCAGTGGGTGGGAACCCAGGCGCCACTCTCTCCTGGACCTTGGGAGCTGGCATGGCCGCGGAGTGGTGTGACCGACCAGTACGGCAACGCAGTGTCGGACGCAGCTGTGCCCCAGTTCATCGAGGACGCAGAGTGCGAGCTGGCCCTCGCACTGCTGCAGGACGCGAGTGCACAGTCGAACGCGGACGCCAGCAGCAACATCCAGAGCTTGCAGGCCGGCAGTGCATCCATCAGCTACTTCCGACCGGTGAAGGCCGGCCGGTTCCCGACCATCGTGCAGGAACTCATAGGGTTCTACCTGGCCAGTCGTGTGTCAGTGGCGGCTCCGTACTTCGGGCCTGAGTACACCAGCACGATCAGCGACACCGACTTGACGGAGGGGCTGTGATGGCCACCGAGGTCTTGGTACATGTGCGCGTCGCCTGGTGGGTGAGGCCGGCGGTGCGTGTGGTGTCGTGGTTGTTCCTGCTCACACCGGAGCAGCGCGCGTGGCTGGTCATGCGGCTCGTGCCGCGTGGTGTGACTGTGGGGGTGCGGTGTGCCTGACATCTTCAAGGCAGGCATCGCGCAGAAGATCGGGGCGGCGCTGGGCCCGTTGGTGTTCGATGTCACGTTGACGGTGGTGACTGTCGGTACCCGGACGCCCGGCGCCCTCACTGCCGGCACGAACGACACGGAGGTCGCATACAGTTGCAAGGGGTTCGTGGACGAGTACGCCAAGAGCGAGATCGACGGCAAAGTGGTGCAGCAGGGGGACTTTAAGGTCAGCCTGCTGGGCGCGACGTTGCCGAGCGGAGTAGCACCGGCAGTCGGTGACAAGGTCACGGCGGAGGGCGGCACCTACCGAGTGTTCGGCGTCCGACGCGACCCAGCCGGGGCGGTGTATGAATGCCAGGTACGTTGAGAGAAGCCGCAACCCCTCGTGCGGTGGAGGAAGGACGGTTGACGTTGCAGGAACGAGCTGCACCCGTGTGGGAGGTCGTCAACAAGGTCATACAGGTGGCAGTCATCCCACTGTTGCTGCTTATCTGGCAGGAACTGCGGGACACCCGGGCGACCCAGGTGGAACAGCTGGCTGCGGTAGTTCGACTACAGGTGCAGATGGAGACCGCGCTGCAGCTCAATGCACGCGTGTCAGACATCGAGTCCTGGAGGGCGAACCACGAGGGGCAGCTGCAGGTACTCATGAACGAGTTCAGGGATCTGCAGAAGGAGAAGCCACGATGATGGGCGCGCCCAGTTCGGCCTGTAGCGGTGCGGAGCGGTCGCCGACTCGGCGGGGCTCGGGCGCGCCTTCCTTGGAGAGGGCATGGCGGTAGAAGACCCGGACATCCGCATCCGCCGGTTGGTGGCCAAGTTCGAGCCCGATATTGCCAGGATGTTCCTGGAGATGGTTGCGGACATCCAGGACGTGGCCACGTTGGAGGAGCTGGCGCACTTGCTGGAGACTGGCCGCACGAACGAGGCCATGGCCCTCGGGCAGGCGCACGTTGAGCGCTTTGCCAATCGAGTTACGCGGCTGATCGTTGTGGCCGGCGAGTCCACCGAGGCGTTCCTGATCAGCCGCGGCATCGAGGTCAACTACGATGCGGTGAACGTGAGGGCTGTGCGGGAGATGCAGGCGAACCGCACCCGTATGATCACGGAGATAACCCAGGACCAGCGCGAGGCCATCCGGTACACGCTGTCCGAGGGTGTGCGGCAGGGGCTCAACCCGAAGGAACAGGCGCGGATGTTCCGGCGCAGCATCGGCCTGACCTCGCAGCAGGCCCAGGCCGTTGTGAACTACCGGCGCCAGCTGGAGCAGGGCAATAGAGCGGCGCTCGACCGGGCGCTGCGTGACCGACGGTTCGACCGTACGGTGACTGGCGTAGTCGAGGGCACCCGGCCTCCTCTGACCGAGGCCGAACTCGACCGCATGACTGAGCGGTACCGGCAGCGCTGGCTGAAGTTCCGCGCCGAGTCCATCGCGCGGACCGAGGCCCTGGGCGCAGCCAACACTGGCAGCTACGAGATGTATAGGCAGGCCGTGGATAACGGTGTCCTGAACCTGGACGACATCGAGCGCGAGTGGGAAGTGAAGCTGGACGGACGCGAGCGCGAGTGGCACCACACCATGTCGGGCCAAAAGCGCCGACTTGACGAGCAGTTCGAGAGCGGTCAAGGTAACCTGCTGTGGCACCCGGGGGACATGAACGCACCATACAGCGAGATCGGCCGGTGTCGGTGCGGTGTCTCGGTGCGGATTAAGACCGGGTCGTTGAGGGAGGCGGCGTAACATGCCGGACGTCGGACGTCTCGGAACCGAGAACCGCAAGGCGCTCCTTGGATGCGTCAAGGGCAAGGTCAACAAGTGGCAGCGGGAGAACCCAGGCAGCGACCTCTCCCAGGCCACCAACCAGGGCTTCTTCACCGAGTGCAGCCAGGCCCTGGGCTTGGCGAAGGCTGACCCGAAGCCCACCGACCAGCGGGCTCGGCAAGAGGCGCGGCGGCGCTGCATGAACCAGAAGGCCAACGAGTGGAAGCGCCAGAACCCTGGCAAGCAGATGCCCCAGGAGACCATCGCAGCCAACCTGGTCGAGTGCGAGCGGGGCCTGCAGAAGACGGTGCGCCCATCCCAGGCAGTGATGGAGGCGGCCTGGCCCGAGGCCGATGTCGACCTCGTGAGCGGCAATCCAGTGACGCTGGAGGACGTGTTCTACGTCCACGAGATGACGAAGCGCGGGCTACCCGAGTATGGCGGCATCGAGACGCTGCGCTGGAGCCGGCGTATCCTGCGCTCAACCAGTTTGCAGAAGGCGAGCACCTATGGCGAGCTGCTGGTGCCGGAGTTCGTCGACCTGCACCTGGGCCCATACATCTACGCGGAGCTGTTACCAGATGGCCTCGACGAGGCTGTCACGAAGATGGACGAGCCGGCGGTGCTCTTGCCGGTGGACGAGGGCACGCTCGTGCTGACGTCTTCGCCGTCGGGCGATGGGTTCATAAAGCACAGCGACATGAAGCTGGTGCTGGAGGACGTCGACTGGGGGCATGCTGTGGCGCTTGGCCCGAGCGAGAACAAGCTGCGGATGCTGCAGAAGTCGACGGCCGGTGCGTTCGTCGGCATGGACATGCACTGCGTCGACGACGACATGTGGTTGTTGACTGCCAGCGACGACATGCCGTGGACGTTCACGAAGGTGACAGAGCCTGAGAACTATGGCGAGCTGGGGCTCGTCTTCGGGTGGGGTGCGGTCAACGAGGAGTCCGAGGACGAGGGTGCCTACTTCGATGTGCAGGGCGACCACTTCACCGAGTACGGACTGACGAAGGCCGCTATGGAGTTTATGCTGAAGTATCGGGACCTCTCGGACATGCACGAGGCGGACCCGACCAGCCCATTGAGTGATGAAGACGGTATCGTGCCCATCGTCAAGGGCAAGGTCGTCTTCTGCATGCCGCTCACGTCGGACGTCAAGCGGGCGTTCGACATCACCTGCAAGAAGACGGGGCTGTTGGTGGCGGTCAAGCCGGACGACCCCGAGGTGTTGGAGAAGTTCCGCGACGGACGGTATACGGGGTTCTCCGTCGGTGGCCGGCGCATCCCCGCATATACCGAGGAGGTCTGAGGTCATGGCGAAGCGGGTGCTGCATCAATTCAAGCTGCGCGAGCTGGCAGCGGTCGACAGCCCAGCACAGAAGGGCGCAGTGGCTGTGCTCCTGAAGATGGACCGCAGCGACGAAGGCTACGCCAAGGCGGCCTTCGATGTGGCGCTCACCGAGCTGAACCTCCAGCAGGCGGTGTCCGATGCTGTGAGTGAGACCTGGACACTGAACGATGCCCTGCGCGAGAGCATCAGCGAGATAGTCGACAACCCGGACCGATACCCGGACCCGCGCAAGGCCATCAAGGAGTCGGTGCAGTCGTACGCGAACGCCGTGTCCACGATGGTGCAGGATGTCATCGCGCAGTTGGAAGGCAAGTCGCTGGGCAAGGCCGACAAGACCGAGGACGGCAAGCAGTTCCCCGCCAGCGACTATGCGTATGTCCCGGACCCCGAACAGCCCAGCACGTGGAAGCTGCGCTTGACGGCAACGCCGGGAGGGGGACCAGACGGTCGTATCGTAGGTGCCGCGGTGGCCGCGCTAGGGCCCGGTTTCCGTGGTCGGAAGGTGCAGATCCCGGAGAGCGACCTGCCCAAGGTCAAGGCGCGCGTGAGGCAAGCCTGGCGGAAGGTGCACGGCTCGGACGCGGAGCTGCCTGCAATTCTCAAGAGCGAAGGAGAGGACGACATGCAGAAGACGGTGGAACAGCTCCAGGCGGAGCTGGACACGTCGCGGGCCTACGGTGAGCTGAACGACGCCGGCAAGGCCCACTACGCGAAGCTGGACTCGCGCGACAAGGAGGCGTTCTTGAAGCTGAGCGCCACCGACCGTGCGGCCGAGATGAAGAAGGCAGAGGACGCGGACGCGGTCGTGTACACGGCCACCGATGGCACCGTGTACCGCAAGAGCCACGACCCGCTCCTGGTCAAGACGGCCAAGGACAACGACGAGCTGCGCAAGGCGAACGCCGAGCAGGCTGCGTTGCTCCAGAACGAGCGGCTGTCGAAGCGCGCCGGTGAGGAGCTGGCGAACCTCCCGGGTGAGGTCGGGCACAAGGTGGCCTTGCTGAAGGCCGTGGACAACATCCCGGACGAGAAGGACCGGGACGCGGTGCGTGCGATGCTGAAGGCCGGCAACGACGCGCAGGCCGCAGCGTTCTCCAAGGTCGGAGTGGTGGGCAAGCCCACGGCCTCGGGTGAACTCGATGCACTGACCAAGAAGTACATGGCGGACCACAACGTCACGGACTTCGCGAAGGCGCAGAACGAGGTCCTGCGGACGCCGGAGGGCAAGGCCGCGTACGAGGCCGCGCAGAAGTAAGGCGAGCTGACCTGCAGCTCGACTCGGAGGGCCCTAGACTGTTGAGGAGGTGAGAGAATGTCGACCGACAATGCGCACCTGGAGGATACCTACCTCGCGGGTGCGGACCTCACGGACAAGCTGTACTACGCGGTGAAGCTGTCGGCCGCCAACACGGTGGTCGTCTGCAGCTCGCAGGGCGAGGATGGCGAAGGGGTGCTCTACAGTGAGGCCAGTGCGACCGGCCGCGGTGTCGCGGTGGCCTATGCTGGCATGGTCAAGGGCATCGCCGGCGGGACCATCACCGCCGGAGCCAAGGTGACCGTGGGAACCACCGGGAAGTTCGAGGCAGCAGCCTCGGGCGACTACGAGTGGGGCACGGCGGTCGAAGGTGCCGCAAGTGGCGACATCTTCAAGATCCGCCTGGGGAGCAAGAACATCACGGCGTAGTGCAACGTCGTGGTGGTGGGTCGAAGCACCAACAACGGGATTGAAGGGAGAGTGACTTAGGACATGCCACAGCGCCCCCTGGCGAGCGATGTACACGTCAACACGCCGTTGACCAACATCAGCGTCGCCTTCATTCAGGACCAGCGCAACTTCGTGGCGTCGCGCGTATTCCCGAACGTGCCCGTGTCGTTCCAGGGCGACCGGTACTACACGTACGACCGTGGGTACTTCAACCGGGACGAAATGGCAGTACGTGCGGACGGGACGGAGAGCGCCGGCGGTAGCTACGACGTGGACAACACGCCCAGCTACTTCGCGCCGGTGTACGCGTTCCATCACGACGTTGGGGACCAGCGCCGCGCGAACAGCGACAGCGTCCTGGACCCCGACCGCGAGGCCACCGAGTTGTGCACCACCAAGGCCCTGATCAAGAAGGAAAAGGTCTGGGTGGCCAACTACTTCACGACCTCGAAGTGGACGACCGACCGAGTGGGAGTGGCCGCAGGTCCGACGGGGACCCAGTTCCTGCAGTGGGACCAGGCCAACAGCACGCCGATCGAGGACGTGTGGGCAAGCAAGGAAACCATCCTGATGTCCACCGGGTTCGAGCCGAACACGCTGACCCTCGGGTACAGCGTGTTCCGTGTGCTGATCAACCACCCGGACATCGTCGAGCGCGTGAAGTACGGGCAGACGCCGGGACGGCCGGCCATGATCAGCGAGGCGGAACTGGCCGCGCTGTTCAAGGTCGACAACGTCTACGTCATGCGTGCAATCGAGAACACGGCGAAGGAAGGGCAGACGAACACCCACGCGTTCATCGGTGGGAAGCACGCGCTGCTCTCCTACACGCCGGGCGCTCCTTCGCTCATGACGCCGGCAGCCGGGTACACCTTCTCGTGGACCGGGTACACTGGTGCGGCCTCGATGGGGCAGCGCATCAGCAAGTTCCGCATGGACCACCTGAAGGCGGACCGTGTCGAGATCGAGCAGGCGTTCGACCTCAAGCTGGTCAGCGCTGACCTCGGTCTGTTCTTCAGCGGCGCGGTCGCGTAAGGCGGCCTAGCGCACAGGAAGGGGTTGTCGCGCGTGTTCAGTTACAACCGACAAGCCTTCGCCCCCGGGGGAAGGTATGTCGTCCGCAAGACGCTCAAGGTCGGAGACCAAACTCTCCAGCCGGGCGACGCCTTCCCCTGGCAGGACCTCGGGTTCGATGCACGCAGGGTGAAGACACTGTACAATGGCCGGTTCATCGAGATGGTGGCCGAGCCTGAACCAGAGCCGACGCCGGAGAAGGCCAAGGCCAAGAAGCCACGCCAGCCCAGGAAGGCGCGGCAGAAGAAGGCAGCATGAGTCTGAGCTGGGGCCGTAACATTGGAGTGCCTGCGCACTTCGTGAAGGTCACGACGTTCCCTACCACGCTGAACAGCAGCACGAAGACCTGCCGCGGGCTGCATGTAGGGACAGCGGGGGCTGCGACGCTGAAGACATCACAGGGCACGTTGACGAACTTCCCGCTGCAGGCTGGGTTGAATCCTGGGCTGTTCACCGAGGTGACGAGCAAGAGCACGGCGGACGACATCTGGGCGGTGTACTGACTTGGCAAGTCGTGAGGTCGGCAAGGTCATCGCCGAGATGGACGGCGTCCTGGGCAAGCTGGTCACGCGGCTGGCGCTCGATGCGACCAGCAACCTGATCAAAACGACGCCGGTGGATACCGGCTGGGCGAAGGCGAACTGGGTGCCCAGGAAGGGTTCGCCGGCGACGGGAACGGTCGGCACACGTGAGGGGGTGACGACCTCGGGCCAGCAGGCGGGGGTGGCCGACATCTCGGCAGGGGTACACATCGGCGACACGGTGTTCATCAGCAACAACGTGCCGTACATCGGAGAGCTGAATGCAGGGCACAGCCCACAGGCGCCGGCTGGGTTCGTCGAAGCCGCACTGGAGCGAGCTGTCCGAGGACTCGATGGGGTGAGGCTGTCGTGACCACCGCAGTGACCAGGGAGAGCATCTACGAGACGGTGCAGACTATCTGGACACCGACGCCGTCGGTCGACCTCGTGTACGACAACGAGGTGTACAAGGGAACGGCCGCCGAGTATGTGCGCTTCGTCCTGCATCACGTGGGCCACGACCAGATAAGTCTGGGCATCGAGGCGGGCCGACGCTTCACCAAGTACGGCCTGCTCGTCTGCACGCTCAACGTAGCTCTGGCTGAGGGGCTTGCACGTGTGGACTACTTGTACCAGATCCTGGAGGACGGACTGTCCGACAAGGTCATCGACGACGTGTGGTTCTACCGTACGAAGCTGAACGAGGGCGGGAGTACCGAGAGCGGCTACTATGTAGCCAACGTCGAAGTCCCATTGAGCTACGACGAGGTAAGGTGAGGAGGCCATGGCCAACGTCAAAACGAACTTCACGACACTGCAGGCAGCCATCGAGACGAGCCCGGGCGTGTTGCCGGGGAGTCCGACCTGGAAGCAGTACCAACCGAACGACATCTCGGACTTCGCGGCCACCATCGCAACGGTGGCCCGGCGTCCGATCAGCCCGAACCGTATGGCCCAGAAGGGCACCGTGACGGACCTGGACAGTTCGCCGGCGTTCAACACGGACTTGACCTATGAAGCCACGCGGGACTTCCTGGAGGGTTTCGCGTTCGCGGTGTACACGGGGCCGGCTGTCTTCGGGCCGTTCGAGACGAACGACGTGACCGCGGCCACGGTCAGTGGCTACACCGTGAGCGCCGGCGGTGCTCTCGTCCAGAACACGCTCGTGTACGCGCGTGGCTTCTCGACGAGCGCCAACAACGGCCTGAAGGTCGTGGGAGCCGGCAGCACGGGCACGAACATCGACGTGTCTGGGCTCACGGCAGAGCCGAGCCCACCTACCAACGCAGAGGTGGCGGTGGCTGGCTTCCAGGGCGCCTCTGGCGACATCGGGCTCGATGCGAACGGTGACTTGACGAGCATCGTGCTGGACTTCACGACGCTGAGCCTGTCGGTCGGTCAGTTCATCTGGGTGGGAGGCGAGACGGCCGGCACGCAGTTTGCTACGGCGGCCTATCGTGGATACGCTCGTATCCTCACCATCGCAGCCCATCTGATCACCCTGGACAAGCGCGACTGGACGGTCGCTGCGGCAGACAACGGCAGCGGCAAGACTATCCAGGTCTTCTTCGGTCGGTTCCTGCGCAACGTCGCAGTGACGGACGGTGACTTCCTGGAGCGTAGCTTCAACATCGAGGCAGGCTGGCAAGACCTGATCGCAGTGGGCACCGATGGGTACGAGTACGCCATCGGGTCCTACTGCAACACCGTTGCCTTCAACATTCCATTGACCGACAAGGTCACGCTGGACTGTGGCTTCGTCGCGATGGACGTGGAGGCACCGACCAGCACACGCAAGACGAACGCCAGCACGCCCATCTTGGCCGTCGACAGCACGGCCTACAGCAGCACGAGCAACGTGGCGCGGTTGAGTGTTGCGAAGCTGGACGAGACGGGGCTGACCACGTGGTTCAAGTCCTTGACGTTCACGCTGAACAACAACGTGTCGCCGGAGAAGGTCGTGGGGCTTCTCGGCGGCGCGTTCATGAATGTGGGCAACCTCGACGTGACGATCAGCGGCCAGATCCTGTTCACCAATGGCGACGTGGTGGCGGCCATCCGCAACAACACGACGGTCACCATGGACTTCGCTTTGCGGAACGAAAACGGGGCCATGGTCGTCGATGTCCCCGAGATGACCCTGGGAGACGGCAGTAGGGACCTGGTGGTGGATGCCACGGTCCTGCAGAACCTGACCGGTACGGCTCACCAGTCGGCGACGTTCGGCACTGCGTTCAGTGTCAGCGTGCTGCCGTACGCACCGGCTGCATAGCAGAGGAGAACCGCTTATGTTCGAGAACCTGAAGAAGTACGACATGCAGGACGAGCCGGTGGAGTTCGTCCTGGACATGGTCGAGCACCAGCCGGTGTTGCTCGTATTGCCGGCGACCGAGGCGAACATCCCGATGTTGCGGGAGGTTCTACGCAAGAGCAGGTCGCAGCAGCGGCTGGACATCACGACGCCCAAGTCCATCGACGAGGGCATCGAGCGCGACAAGGAGCTGTACGCCAGGTACGTGTTGCAGGGGTGGCGCAACGTCTTCGACGATGAAGGGAACGAGGCACCGTTCAACCGCGAGAACGCGCTGAAGTACTTGCAGGCGATGCCCAAGTGGATGTTCCTGCGGTTGCGTGAGTTCGCGTCGAACTCCTCCAACTTCATCGAGCCCGAAGGCGGGCAGCTGGGAAACTGACCAGGGGGCTGAAGTGGCTGCTGGAATACGACGACAAGGGCTTCGTCATTCAAGCGGCCCTGGAGCGTGGCGTGCCGCTCCCAGCCTGGGCTACCGAGGCCCCCGACCTCGAACAGGGCGACGAGTTCTACTTGTCGGCCTTCTGGCAGCTCGGCACATGCCGGCCTGTCGGGTTTGGTGGCGTCGGACCGATCCCGTGGACGGCCATAGTCGCGTTCGCAGACCGTTACGAGCTGGATGCGCAGCTCTCGCGGTACTTCGTGAGCGTGATGCAGGCGCTGGACCGAGTGTACATGGAATGGACGGCTAGCCATGGCAGAGTTCACCATCGTAGTCAAGCTGGACACCCGGCAGGCGAAGTCGAACAGCAAGCAGCTGGAGAACTCACTAGGCGGCCTCGAACGTAAGGTCCAGGGAATTGCCAGTGGGTTCAAGGCTGTGACGAGCCTGTACCTGGTGAAGGAGGCGACCAGGTACGTCAAGGCGCTGATCGACCTGGGCGATGCGTACACGAACATCCAGAACCGACTGCGAACAGTCACCGACACGTCGGAGCAGTTGGCCTCGGTGACGGACTCACTGTTCCAGATTGCCAACCGAACGCGCAGCAGCTTCGCCGGCACGGCGGAGGTCTACGCGCGCATCGGCCTCTCGGCCAAGGAGCTGGGGCGCTCCCAGCAGGAGCTGTTGAACTTCACCGAGAGCCTGAACAAGGCGGTGATTCTCTCGGGCGCCAGCTCGCAGGAGGCCAGTGCAGGTCTGATTCAGCTGTCGCAGGGCCTCGCGTCTGGTGCTCTGCGTGGTGACGAGCTGCGCAGCGTGCTCGAACAGTTGCCGGCGGTCGCGGACGTCATCGCGAAGCACTTGGGCGTGACTCGTGGACAGTTGCGGCAGCTCGGGCAGGAAGGTGCACTGAGTGCCCAGATTGTGCTGGACGCATTCAAGGAAGCACGACAGGAACTCGACGAGCGCTTCGCCAAGACAGTGCCGACAGTGGGGCAGGCGTTCGAGGTGTTGCAGAACAACATCATTGGCGCCATAGGGAAGTTTAACGAGGTCACTGGCTTCTCCAAGACGCTGGCCGAAGACATTCTGAAGCTGGCGAACGCGATGCAGAAGCTGGGAGACTTCACCCTACGTGCGGCTGCCTTCTTCAAAGCACTGGACACGACACTGGCGGAAGTCCCAGACAAGCTAGGCCAGACGGGCAAGACCATCCTGGGCATCATCACTGGCGTACCTATCATTGGGGCAGACCCGGCTGTCAAGAAGTCCATCGGTCAGATAGCACGAGAAGCGGCGGACACGTTCAGCGACGAGTACACCAAGGAGGCAGCGAAGCAGCAGTGGGGCGTGAAGGCCATGGTGGCTGCGCTCCAAGAGGTCAGCAAGGAGTTCGAGCGCCGCAAGGCCATAAAGTTGCCGCCCATCGAGGCCATCGTAGAACCAATACAGCCAAGCCGCGGCCGTAACGTGTCGAGTGACCCGCTGGAGCAGACAGTGCGCAACCTGCGCGACACGGCCCAGCAGTTCGAGGACATAAAGACGAACGTGTCGGACTTCCCGGATCTTGGCAAGTCGTTCAAGGACTCGGCTGCCGGCACGCAGCTTCTGAAGGTCGGGCTGGAGTCGGCTACCGATGCGCTCATAAACTTCGTGGACACTGGCAAGTTCGGCATCTTCGAGTTGGCCAAGGTGATACGCGACGCGGCGTTGCGCCTGCTACTCCAGACAGGAGCCAAGGCCCTGGGCCTTCCTGGTTTCCAGCATGGCGGCTCGTTCCGAGTGGGCGGGGTTGGCGGCCCAGACAGCCAGCTGGTAGCCTTCAAGGCAAGCCCAGGAGAGCAGGTGACTGTGGCGCCTCCGAACGTGAACGTGAACCCCCAGGTGCATCTGGGTATCGTCAACGTGCAGAACCAGGAGGAGGCGTGGCAGGCGGTCGCTCGTACGCATGCCGGCACGCGTACGATCATGAACGTGATAGGCGACAACGCCGGCGCGGTTCGCAAGTTGCTCGCAGTCTAGGAGGAGAGAAAATGCCCCATCTGAAGGACATCATCCTCGACGGGTCGCTGTTGGCGTCCCCCGTCGATGTGCTCGCCGGCAGCGGCGTCGGTGTGACCGACCTGACCGCTTTGCTCGCCAAGAAGGTCATCGGATTCAACAGCAAGCAGCTCACGGTGGCAGACACCGGTGGCGTCAACGGCGGGTTCGTGGCGTTCCCGCTGTTCACGTACCCGGCCAAGCGCATCCTGCGGGTGGCTTCGCTGATCAACTTCACGAGCGTGGCAGTGGACTCCAATATCGGAGCCACGGCCACGGTCAAGTTCGCCCTGGGCACGGCGGCAGAGGCCACGAACGACACACTGGACAGCACCCAGGCCGACATCATCGCATCGACGAACTGCGTGCTGGTCGGCAGTGCAGGGTCCGTCGTGGCGGCACAGACGGCGACGCCTGTGTTGGTCGATGCGACGGCCGGCACGGTGACTCCGTACTTGAACATCGGCGTGGCCGACGCCGGTATCACGGCCAATGCCGTGGTGACGCTCACGGGCAAGGTGACGTTCTTCTACCTCGAAGTCGACTAAGGGGCTGGGGTCGTGGCCTTCACGAACGGAACGAGCGACGACTACATCGACCTCCTGGAAGACCTGCGGTCCTGGCTCGTCGGGACCGCAGGCTGGACCCAGGAGGCATGGACAAGTCCGAACGTCACGGCGACCTCGGTGGACGCTGTTGTCAGTGGCGGCTCGGGCTATGCTGTCAACGACCTCATCACGCTGACGGGTGGTACCTTCTCGGTGCCGACCATCCTGCGCGTGACAACTGTGAGTGCCACAGTCATCACGGCGGTGAGCATCGAGCAGCCCGGTGTGTACAGCGTGGCCCCCACGGACCCAGTCGCCCAGGGTAGTGTGTCCCCGGCGGGTGGCAGTGCGGCCACGTTCAACCTGACCTACAGCACGACCGTGCCGAACAAGTACGCCAGTGCAGCTGTAGTGGCAGGAGGGGGAACGGGGTACGCCACCAACGACATCATCACCTTGGCGGGTGGCACCTATGGCCAGGTCACCAAGTTGCGCGTGACTGCCCAGACTGGCGGTGTGATTGATACGGTAAGCATCGAGCAAGCTGGTGTATACAGCGTGGCACCCGGTAACCCAGTGGCACAGGCAAGTGTGTCTCCAGCCGGCGGCAGTGGTGCCACGTTCACCATGACGTACA